TTACCTGTCATAGTTTTACCATCTTCTTTTTTCTCATCTTCATCTTCATCTTCTTCAGACTTAACATCTTTCTTTGATGAAGCTTCAGCCCACATATCAGAAATATGTTTTGCTGTTTTCATTGCAAGAGTTTCTTCTTTGACTTCTTCAGCCTTTTCGTTTTCACCCTTGTAATTCTTGTCAACGTAATCAAAGAACTTCTTTTTCTCTTCATCAGATTTGAAGTCAGCAGGACTGTCAACACCAAACTTCTTTAGTGCAGACTTGAAGAACTTCTCATATGCTTCTTTGTCCTCTGTAGTCATATCATCTTTCAATGATTTGCCTTCTTTATCATAGCCAGGTTTCCCTGCTTTTTCTTTTTTTGATATTGCGATTGCAGCCTGTTGTGCAGTAGAAACCGCTTCCACTGCACTTTCAAGACTACCTTCTTTGGTTTTCAAATACTTAGGCATTTGGTTTCTCCTGTGTGTTTAGTTTATTAATTGTTTCTGTTGCCTTTGCAATTTGCAACTGCAACTGAGCGATACGAGTTTTCTTCTTATCATCACGCCCCTGTTCTACCTCTTTAGCAGAATCTGGTTTGTCCATTTTCTTTTCATCTTCTTCACCCATACGTTTGCCCTGTGTTGCACTCGTATTGGTTGGGAACTTATCCATTTTGTCTGGAAGTGGTCTATTAATCATCTGATCACTCTTCTTGTTATCTGGAAGAGGTTTTGTTAGAGTAACAACCCTACCCTTGTTTCTTCTCGCCATGTCTTTTGCATCTCTTTCGTCAGACGAAAATCCAATAACCAATCCTTTTTTGTCTACTGCGGCAAACTTGTAAGGAACACCTTCATCAAGTTCAACTTCTTCTTTGATACCAAGTCGTTTCATTGCTTTCTTGATAACTGGACGAGCATCACCATTTGGATTCTTTTTACCAGCAACATACAAGTCATCAAGTAACTCATCATCACCAATAAGTGAATACATTATATCTGTTGCATCATCACCCTCTTTGCCGAGTTTGATTGGTTTGGACATAAGTTTCTTCAACTCTGCCTTTGCCTTTGGTGAATCTGGAAGAGCCCATGTACCTTCTTTAATATCATCAATAGATGCACCCATATCACCGATTGCAAATGTTACTTTACCATCTCTCTTGTATAGGAACTTCTTGACTGCCTTCTCATTACCTTTAGTAACAAGAGTAACCTTTTCAACTCTGCCTTTGTTTACTGTGTTTTTTGATTTCACAATATACTCTACAAAGTCCTTGCCCTGATTGATAGTAGAACTTGTTTTGAGTTTGATGGTTTGACCTTTCTTTAGTTTGTCAAATGTTTTAACCAACTTAGGGTCATCCATCTTCATCTCATCAATTTCGATTTCTTCTTCAATCTCTTCTTCGATGTCCTCATTTTGTCTTTTCAGAACGGCGGCAACTTGTGGGTGGTCAGACAATCCTCTTTTAATCTTTTCGATTGCATTGACAGCACCTGTCATATTTCCACCAGCATATCTTTTGTCTGATGCAATACCGATTGCCATTTTAATTTGTTTTGATGAGAACCCTTCACGAATCTCTTGCAGGGCCTCAGTCATTGTTGAACTGTATCTAGTCATTTGTTTCTTCCCATATTTTTACAACAAGTTTCCCTGTTCCTTTTATTAATCTATGATACTCCATCTTCGGTATCTTGTATAGTCTGCCACGTTCTAGTGGTTCTGGTTTCTTGTTATCAAGTTGTAACTGCCAACCAGTACCTTCTACAACCGTTACTTCCCTAGTGTGTTCATCTCTGTGCCACACCAGTTCACTACTGTCAACTTCCTCATCAAACCTTCTGATAATCATTCCATTATCATAAGATTGAGTGTATGGTCTACCAGAAGAAATTGCCGCCACCACTCAAACCAAGTTGTTTAGCATAACGTGGAAGATTGCACGCCCAATATGATGCCTTGGTTTTGTCCTTTGCATTTTCACAATCGTGACGGGCAGCAAAACTCTTTCTTGCTTCCTTTTCATTCAACTTAACTTTCAGTCCAGTTGTATCTCCCCATGTGACTTTCTTGACATTACCTGTTGATGGGTCTTTGACGTACACATAGTACTTCTTGGGCCCACCCACTTTTGGTTTGTTTAGTTCTACATCTTTCTCTTCAGATATCATAGGGCAGTCCAATGGAACGTGTTCCCCTTGATACATATCATACTTTCCAATATCACCTTCCATAAGTTCTTTATCAAAACCTACAGGATTATAGACACCGATATTATAGGCATCTCTCTTCTCTTGGAAAAACTCGTAATACTTTTCTGAACCTACACGATACTCGTTAGATTCAATAAGACTTGAAGTCTCACATTCATTACAACAACTTGGAGTTCCACAGTCTAAATGTTCTGAGAACTTAAATACTTTTTGTCCTGGCGTCATTGATTGTAACATTTCCCTTCTGGCATCTGTACCGATTTCTCTAGGGTCTTCAGACGCAGCAAGAGGTGTACCTTTTCTTTGTACCGCTCTTTTCTTCATGCTAGCATCTCTATCTTTTGCTCTAACAGCACTCTTACCAGTAGCAACTTTAAGATTTTTAAGTTTACTATCTTGTTTGAACCCTTCAGACTTTCCCTTGTGTTGTTTCCACAAATCTGCATCACCAGTAGTTCTTGTCTTACCGCCTGAGATAAAAGAGTTTACTCTTGCATGACCCCATTGCACAGCAGTTGTGCCTGGGCGATGTCCACCCTTCCACGCAGCAAGTCCTCTATCAAATACCTTCTTTAGAATACTAAGTGAAATACCAGAAGCGTCTGCTTTCTTCTGTAGTGACTTTGTTGCACTCTCATCTACCATTTCTTTGTACAAATCAGGGAACAACTTTTTCATCTTGTTTGTATACTTGGATGGTTTAGTTTTTGCAGTTGCATCGCCAGGCGCTGGTTTGTATGCAGATTTAGTATCGTCATCTTTTTTCGCCTGTTTTTTGAAATGAGCATCTCTCTTGTCCTTTGTGGACTTTGCCATCTCATCACCCTCAGCATCTTTTGCAAAATACTTAGCGGGTTGAGTTCCCTTTTTCTTTTTGAGGTCTGGATCTTCTTTTTCTGAAACTTCCTCATCTTTTGGTACACAGTTCGGCACCATCTTACCATTCTTCTTTTTCATACCAACTTGTTTGTGAGTATCCCAACAAGGCCCATCCTCAGCAAGTTCCAGTTCGTACAACCACTTCTTATATGTAATACCGTTCTCAGCAATAAAGGTAACGTAGTTTGTTCCTCTACGAATAATACTTCCTGTAACACCAGTGTATGTATCTGTAACCTCTTCACCGATTGTAAAGATTTTACCTTCGACATACATATCACGAATTACATCTTCTTCTGTCTGCTGTACTTGGTGTGTGATAAATGATTCACGAATACCCATGTGTTTACGAACATCCTTAAACAGAGACATACCATTTTTGAATGTTGTTGGTAGTCCTTGTTTGAACGAATCAAAATCATCTGCACCAGCGGCAGCACGCATTTTAGATGCAGACATTCCTGTTACACCTTCTGCATCTGGATCACGTTCACCAGCAGATACAACTTCAATATTATCGAACCCATAGTAACCGTGTCGTGCATCTGTACCATTATAGGTATTCAATAGTTTCTCAAACTCATCTACTCTATCAGAACCAACAACCATAACGATTGATTTGTGTCCTTTGTTATAGAGTGATACTGCAACCTCAAATACATTTCTCGCCTTATCGACAACAATGTTCCTTGCGTGTTTCGGGAACATCTTCTTCATGTATGCAACTTTTTTAGTATACGGTAGTGGGTCTTTCTTTACGTTTTCTGAATGAGATGCAAAAACATAGTATGGAGCGCCAGGATTCTTACCTGTCTCTGCTTTCAATTTGTCCAACAGTTTTTCGTGTCCTGTTGTTGGTGGATTGAATCTACCAAAAGTGAATACACAAGTATCCCCTCTTGCTTCTCTAATATCTGAAAACTTCTTCATTACTTATCCCAACTTTTAATCGCAGTAAAGTTATTAAAACTAAATTCCATTCTATCTACCAGTTTGACTGCACCGCCGGAAACTCTATCAATTGCAACATATCCTTCTGGATTGACTGCCTTAAAACCATTGTTAGTTTTAATGAAAGTTCCAATGCTCTTTACAGTATTTAGTTTACTCACAATCCCCATCTTTGCATCCACAATGAAGTTTTGGAATGAGATGACATTTGCAAGGTTAGACGTATGTTTCTTTAGTTCTCTTATTGTTTCTTTTTTCTTTACCTCAAGCGCTTCTTTGTTTTTAGGTGTCTTGAGTTTATCAATCTGTTTATCGAATACACTCTCTACCCAAGGCAGATATCCCTTTGCATGAGCAGATGCATTAGTAATCTTTTGTCCTTGACGAACTTTACTGTTGTTGTACGTTTTCAATGACGCACCAGCAAGATTACCTGTGAATGCGTTTTGCATTGCAAGGAACTTAGTAAGTAGGGGAGAGTTGATTTTTCTGAATGTAGTACCAGCACCAGATAATGATGCAGTAACCTTTTCGGTTTCTGATGCAGTCATTGTTGCAGAACCAGATACATCCTTGTAGGTTGCATCGTCCATCCAGACTGAAGCAGGTTTATTCATTCTACTGATATT